CTACGTTCAGCGCAGATAGAAGCCCACTCTTGGTTATTGACCCAGTTAGACCTACAACTGCTTGAACGGCATCTGTCTGGTCGTGTTTAGACCAATTCCCTGCGAAGGTGGAGGCGGATGCGTTGTCTGTCGTTGCGACGATGTTATCACCAATAGCAAATGATACACCCCCTACGGTGCCTGCTACGGAGACATAGTAGAACCAACCCGTTTGTGCGGAGCCTCCGCCCGGGAAACTGCCGGAAGACGCGTCCCAGTTACCTTTATACACCATTCCGTTAGCGAGAGCGGCTATATCTGTTTCCATTTGGTCAAGATCAACCGCCTGCGTAACAGTAATAAAGTCTAGCTTTGTGCCGTCAGCGGAAACGTCACGTCCGTCAAAGGTGCTGTTGGTTGTAATAGCACCAGTCATCGCACCACCAGCTAAGGGTAGCTTAGTAGCATCAGCCGCAGTATCAGCAAACGTAATTGCTCCCGAACCGTTAGTGGTTAAAACCTGACCTGACGTGCCATCAGTGGCTGGCAGGGTGTAAGAGCCGATTGTATTGGACGGGAGAATGTTTAAAGTGCCGTTTATGGTAGTTCCGGTGCTAGTCGTGGTTAGTTTTTGAACGCCCGCGAAGTAAAGTCGGGTGTTTGCATTATTCGCCCCAAACAGAAACAACGTACCATCCGGATCGGTTAGGCGTAGATTCGCTCCCCTGAGCCATAAGTCGCCTGTCCCACTTGTGTCGGAAATGTAACTATTAGACCCATCGTGGTAAATCTCTAGGTCACCGCCCGTGCCAAAGGTGGCCTTGACGCTGTCGCCGAGGGCCAGATTTCCCGTCATTGTGCCGCCAGATGGCTGTAAAATATCTTCCGCCGTAGCTCCCACAAATACCACCGCTGCGCCGCTCAAATTAAGTGCGGCGTCAGAGTTGCTGCTTTCACTTACCGTGCGTGTGAGCGTCGTCCCAGACGACGTGTATGTGCCTGTGCCGATCTCCCATGCTGCGTCGTCCTCAATGACGTAACGAACAATATCAGAGTTTGCCACCCCTGCATCAGCAAAGGTTTGATAGCCACTCTCGGCGGAGCCCAGCGTGATTGTTCCAGTACCTGTGGTACTGGTGGACATTTTTGCCCGGTTTTTTAGAACGGCCATACCTAAACCCCTTCGGTTTTAGGCGATCCGAATAATCGCCGTAGATGCTGCGGCGGCAGGGAAGACGATGGTGAAATCACCAGCCGTGGAGGTTTTATCCGAGCCAAAATCCAAAATGATTACTGAATCGGTTGTTCCCGTTCCCGCGCCCGTTGTCGTGTTATAGATCATCGCACCACGAGCCGTGACGGTGGCGTCAGTAAACACAAGGTCCGGAGAAAAATCGGTAAGAGCGGTCGTCCCAGAAGTGGTTGGTGTGACGTTAGTCAGAGCGCCGCCGCCAGCCGTGTAGTTAGTACCAGAGGCTTCATTCGTGGTGCTATAGTTAGTAGTGGCAGCGCTTAGCGTAGCACTACTCGTAAAAAGCGCCAGTTTAAAGGCGTCCCCACCACTGGAAAAGTTGTGTTGAGCTTGAAGCAGTCCTTTTTTAAAGGACGTACACATTGCCTGCGTGATTGCCATCTTAAATTCTCCTTAAAAGGTCTGCGAGTTCGGGGTGACCAGCCTCTGTTAAAACGTTGTACACAGTCGTTCTATCACTTTTGATTGCTTGAGACAAGTTTAGTTCCACTACTCTAGCAACTTGAGCTCTGAAAGCCTCGGCTTGAGCGCGAATCGTAGGGTGAGCCGTCTCCGAAATTCCCACAATCTTATTTGCGCATCTAATAGCCAACTCTTCGGCAGTAAAACCCCGGTTGTGGGTGGTCTCAACACTGATCCCAAGATCGTTAATAGTTCCTCCCTCGGGGAAACCCATATCTAAAAGCATCACTGCTTCTCCCTTATGACTTGACCGACACGGTAATTTTGCGTGGTTTCTTTTGCTTCGCCTAGCAACTTAATGCCCATTATAGCTTCCTGAAGTCGGGCATTGTACATAGCCATAACATCCTGCTCGCCCTTCATGTAGATATACGCTTCTACCAAAGAGCCATACAGCAAAGCCAACTCCGCGTTAAGACTGAGCCACGTCGTTCCACTTCCGGCACCAGCGGTAAGGCTGGTAGGTCGGTAAAGATAATGCAGTTCGGCAGTGTATCCAACGTCCGGGGTTGGCGCTAAGGAAAAGAAATCAACGTCAAACACACCGTAGTATTTTGGAGCGCCTAAAGTGCCGGGGTTTGGCGTGTACGATTGCAAAAAACTGGAGTCTTTAAACTCTATAAAAAACTTATTGTTGTCAGCCCCACGCAAGCTCAAGGAAAAGGGAGCGAGGTAGTCTGAAGGCATAGAGAGGTATTCGTTTTGAGCCGTTACCGTAGCCGTAGCGTTCTTTCGAAACAAGCTAAGTTGAACGGTTTTTAAAATTCTTTCTTCCGCTTGCCTAATAAACAACGGGATATTAGTTACGAAAGACGTTTCGTCGTTTTCCGTGTAGTCTTGGATCGCTTGTTTTAACTGATCGTATGTAAAGCTCATGTTATTACCGCCACAGTTCCTACGCCACCTCGGGCAACCAAAGAATTTTCAGCAAGATCAAAATAGTCGTTGTATCCAACCGGATTCCAACCCCAATATATCGAAGTAGGGGGCTGATCCGGGCGGGCGTCTTTTAAAGCTTGAGGGTCCGACACCGTTCTAAAAGGACCTAGTTGAGGCTGCTTGCTCTCAAACTCGTCTTTTCCAACTAATAGTCCGTTCCATTCTTTTCGCATATCCCTGTAGCGATACCGGAAACCGGACCGATCTGAGATGGCATAAGCGTTTTTCCCCGAGGCAAAATTTGACATGGCTAAACCCTAAAATAGTCGTAACGAGGCGCAACGTTAAACGAAGCGCGGTCTCGGTCCTCAGTCATAGCGCGTTCAAACTCTTCTTCATAAAATGTTTTTAAAAGCTGAACTCTTTGAGGGGCTCGTTTTATAGCGATATAGTACGCCAAACCCGCCGCAAGGCAGGGATAGAACCTAAAAGGCATGTCTAAGGTGTTTATGAAGGTGTCCGCGTCTTTCATTCTAACCAAAGCTTCATAGAAAATAAGGTCCGTATTGTTTTCCGGGACAGGCCACAAGTTTAAGTTCGGGTTGATTTGACGGTCTAAAAAGAACTGGCACGGTCTACCTTGAGTAGTTTTGTTCGGAATGGTTAAAAACTCTTCCCGACTATACCGATCCAACGCATAATCTGTCCCATCCCTTCGAACTATTACAGATAAAATATCTATAACTTCTGGACCAACAAGGTAAGAACCGTCCCCTTGAACAACCGCCTGACTGATTTTCTTAATAGTCCACTGGTTTAACCCCCGGTTGGCCCATTCAGCAAGCATCAAATTTAAGGACCTTTTTGCAGTCTTTAAATCATAGCCCGTTCTAACCTCTAAGCCGCACCGTTCAAAAGCTTCCTCAATGTAGTCTGCTACATCTAACTCAAAATCTGAAGTGTCGGATATAGCCATTTACACACCTTTAATTGTAAAAAACAGTAACATTAGCAACATCCGTCAAAACCGCGTACACACCGTCTGCAAAAAGCATCCCTTCGTCGGGAATATACAGAGTGTCGTCAGAGTTTTGATGGAAAGCAAGCGTTAGCTCGGTGGAGCCCGTGGCCCCGCCGTTTTTTAAAACTATGCTGCCTGCCGACCCAGTAGTGTGGTAGTGGATAGCTTTTACCCTCGCGCGGCCACCAAAAATGCTTCCGGTAGCCGTCAAGTACGTCGCTTTTACATCTGAGGCCATGACTTAGTCCCCCTTAATTGCGGATTATAGTGTTATAAGCCTGTGCGTACAGAACCTTAATTACCGCAACACCAGCGGTAGTCGCCGCACTGCCTGTCACTGTAAGTTTAAGGTCAGCCGTGCCAGTATTAGCCCATTCTCCCGAGCCTCCACCCTGTGTGGTGATGGTTTTGAGGCCATCAGTTGTACCAGTAGCCAAGGTGTTTATGATTGTTGTGGCCCCGCCAACAGTATCGCCAACACTGAGATTAGTTGTTACGTTAGCTGCTGTAGACAAATCAATAATAACATTAATGATATGAGAATTGGCAGGAATTACCATGTTAGTGGCACCCGCGGCAATCGCTCCTCCGGAAAGGTCCATTGTGTGCGCCTGCATCATCGTAACATAGCCGACATTGGCAATGTTAGAGCCTACAGTTGTTCCTGTGGTGTTGCGGATATTACCAGCCCGGATCGGGCCTGAAAAAGTTGTGTTAGCCATGTGACTCTCCTGTCTTGGCAAGTGTCAGCCGCACCATGCGGCTGTCAGGGATATCAATACAATACAACACATCTTTTTAAAAAGAAAGGGGCAACCGAAGCCACCCCTTCCAAACTGACACCGACAGGTGCGTAGAGTCCACTAGCACCCGCCATTAGCCGTTATTTTTAAGCCGCGCCCGGAGTACCGAACACAGAACGCCAGTCAGAAACACCAAAGCTGTAACGCTCACGCGCCTTAAAGCGCATGTTACCAGTGTCAAAATCGCCTTCCATGGCAGTTTTGATTGGTGAACGGTTAAAGTATTTGAAACCGTTCGGCGCGTCAGTTTTGATGAAGTATGCGTCGTTGTCGTTCAGGAAGTGATTTACCACTGCACCGTCAGGCAACATACCCATGTTCTTCATTGCGTTGTTGTCGTTATCAGCCGTTCCGCTACGCAGATTGGAGTTAATAACGCGCTCGGCGATAAACTGAAGTTCTTTTGGAATGATAAGTTTCATACCACGAACAGCAATTTTAAGGCCACGCTCATCGGTCATACCAGCAATGTCAATTAGCATTTGCTCAAGAGAAGTCTCGTTGAGGTCGGCTGCAACTGCCAGAAGGTTTGTCTGATTACCAGACAACGATGGGTGAGCGGCTGAACACAAAGCCGCGCCGTCGCCAATAGCGTTACCGCCAGTAGCCAAGAACGCGTTATTCAAGATAGACGCTGATTTGATCTGCTTTGTCTGCGCCATAGAGCGAGCCAGAGCTTTGGTGTAACGAGACGCCAAACGATCATACAGGTTATCTTCAATAGCTTCCTCAGTGATGGAGAAAGCCAATGCGATGGTTTCGTGAGTGTACCGCGCTGTGTAGGTCTCTTGAGCGTCGTCAAAAGAGATGGAAGTACCTTCACCTTTAACTGGGGCTGTTGAGAAACCTCCGAGCATAACTTCCTCCTCAAAAGCTCGGTCGGAGCTTTCTTCGTCAAAAATATCTGCATGCTCGTTTTCGTAACGGTCATATTCCAAGCCAAACAAAGCGTTAAGGCCGGGTTCTAGTTCTTTCGCTAATTGCGCGCGAGAAATAGCCATGTGTTATATCCCTTCCTTAAAGACCAGTTGAAGTCGCGGTAGTCTGCGAATCAAAACGGCTGGTGTTTGAATTGAAATGAGCGTTAAAGCGAACAATCATTGGAATACCAGCATAAGCGAAATCGCTATTTGCTTCGTCATCCACGAGACCAACAATACGCAATGGAAGCGTAGCGGTGGCCGCGATTGTGCTAACACCCAAAGCGGAGTTAGAGTTACCGTTGCTTGTTGACCCTGTTCGCGCGGATGTTCCCAAAGAAGCGTTAGAGAACACATGAGCTTGAGCCGTAGCACGATCTGTCAGAGACGCGTCTGAAGCAACTTGGAACAGTTGATTCGGATTGTCTGCAACAAAGGCCTTGACCGGGTAGTTAGCGTCTACGCTAACGGCACCAGACCCGGGCCAATAGTTAATCCACACAGGCTTTTTCTGAACTGAGTCTACATATTCTATACCCATCAGGACGCCCAACGCAGGAGTAGTACCACCATTAGTGGCACCAGCCCAATCAACAACACCAGCCGAAGTAGCTACTACGATGCCGTGTTGAAAAATTGCGTTAGTGTTGTTGTAAGCGATTTCGTACTGGGTCACACCAGTAGAATTAACCGCCGAGCCAACAAGCCCGATAGGACGAAGACCATAGGCAGTTGTTTGATTTGCCATTTGATTTTTCTCCTAAAAAGGAGGCCCTTATTTTCGAGGACCACCGAAGGTTACACGAGATTGACGATCAGCATTACTGATCCTCATGGTTGAATGTGCGTTCTCTCGCATCATGTCGGAATCAATAGCTTCAACTTGGTCAGCGTGACGTTGCTGAAAATAATTGGTACGCTCTTGAATGGTTTCGACAGGAATGCGAGCAAGCATCAAGCCACCCACCCCAAACACACCTTCGTATTTACCTGATTCGACTACCGGGGATTCGAAGTCCGGGTACTCGTCTTGACGGACAAGCTCCCAACCTTCGCGCAATTTAGCGCTGATGTTTTTCCGATCATCATATCCGCGCGTTTCCGCGCGAAGCCAACGATGCTTAAAACCATCCGGTGCAGGCGGTGCATCTAACATAGACGGTGGAGCCCACGGCTTACGCGTTGCCGTCTTCTCTCTAGTTTGGTTGGCGCGAGAAGTGCGGTCGATACCTTTATCATTTGAATCAGTCATCTTTCTACTCCTTCACGTATTTCGCGTATTCTTCAAGTGGCACACCCAGTTTTTTCGCTATTGCGACTTGGCTCGGGGTGAGTCGAACCTTTTTCCCACTACTGCGCCCAGATGTTGGTCTTGAAACCCCAGCAACCGTCTGGACGGCACGTTTGCTAGTGTTATTCGACGGCATATTGAACTTACGAGCAATACGGTTGTCAAGCTCACTATAGTAGTCATTGGACTGCGGGTCAAACCCTTCGTCTTCAACAAGTGTTTTGTGTATGCCAAAAGCCGCATATGTCATGGCATCGTCTTGACCAAACCAATCATTTTTAGTCGCCCAATCTTCCGCTTTGCGGTCTGGGCGGCGCATTTGCTGCTGCTGTTGCTGTTGCTGTTGCTGTTGCTGTTGTTGCTCCTGCTGCGGTTGTTGCTGCTGCGACCGCTCCTGCTGCATCTTAGCTTGAGAGGCGCGGTCATTCTCAATGGAAAGCTTGGTCATTTTGCGGTTTGCTTCAACCGCAGCCTGCGTGTCGCCCATCTCCATAGCACGGGCATACTCTTGCTCGGCCTGAGTTAGCTGCGTTGTTACGCGAGTTGTGTACTCGTTAACGTAGCTGTTATCCAAACTCGCCATGCGAGATTTGATCTGTTCCGACTCGCCCTGAACCTGCTTGGCATAGTTCACAGCCTCTTGCTCTCGGCGCTCGGCCTCGCGCATTTTTTTCGTTAATCGGTCAATCCGCTTTTGTGTAGCGTTTTCCGCACGGTCAAACGAGTCCTCGGAATCCGGGGTCTCGCTTATAACTTCAACTTCCGTTCCCGCCGGGTCTTCCGCGGTTAAGTCAAGCTCAATTTGATTGTCTTCAGACATGTTTAACTCCTAGAAATGTAGAACATCTTCGGGACTTTGAATCGTAGCCAAAATCTCGTCGTCATTTAAAATTCGAACTTCTCCACCGTCGATCCGGAAACGAGAACCAGCGTAACGAGCAAACATTACCCAATTACCCTTCTCGCACCACGGGCCGTCAGGAAACTTTGTCTTGTCCCCATAAGCTAATTCTCCGACCTTTAGGACGTATCCCACTTGAGTCGAAACCGAATTCTCTTCAAAAACT